CAAAAGAGATAATCAAACTAGGAATGTCACTTTCAAAAGATGCGGTAACAACTGAAAAGGTTACTTCAAAAAAAACAACGTCAGCACCAGAGCCTATTAATGCTTTAGGTGGTGGGGAAACGGTGCAAAAGACTCTAGCAGATGCAGGGAGTTTTAGCGAATACGAAGCTCAAAGACGAGCCGACAACTCTAAAACAAATTGGTAAAAGGGTAAATTATGCCACAAACAACAGGTGTAGAAGGTGTCTACCTAACGGACGACATGATTCTAAAAGAAGCGTTATTTCAGTATAAAAACAATCTAGTTGCGTGTAAAAACGTATATCGTGATATGGAAAAAAGAATGGTTAACGGTGTAGGTGACCAAATCTCACTTAAAAAACCTTTCCGTACAAAATCCACAGAAGGTAGAACACTTGGTAAATCGCCATTAGTTGACAACGATGTAACATTAGTTATCGATCGTCAGAGAAACACAGGTCTCGAGTTCACACTACAAGATAGAACACTATCCATCGTAGCGTTTAGTGAAAGATACATACAGCCAGCAATCGGTGAAATAGCAACACAAGTAGATAAGTCTATCTTTGATGTAGCATCTCAGTTTGCATATTTCCACTCTGGAACAGTTGGAGTAGCGTTGTCACATACAGCGGTAATGTTTACAAAAGCAAACATGAACAATGTATCAATTCCTGATATGCAAAGAAAACTCATGGTAAATGAGATTGATTCAGCGAATATTTCAAGTGCAGTATCTGCATTGTTTAATGAGAACATTGTTAAAGATTCTATACAAAAAGGTTATGTAGGACCATTGAGTGGATTTGAAGTATTTAGCTCTCAGTTAGTACCATCAATAACAGTCGGTGACCATGGTGGTACTCCACTTTCAAGCGGTGGTGTAGACCAAACAGGTTCATCAATCTTAACTGATGGTTGGTCAGCTTCTAAAACAGGCTTACTGTTAAAAGGTAATACAATCACTTTCGCAGGTGTCTTTGAAATCAACCCAGTTACTTATGAAAGTACAGGTCGTTTACAAACATTCGTTGTAACAGCAGATGTTGATTCAGATGCAGGTGGTTTAGCAACTATTCCAATTTCACCATCAATCAATGATGGAACTTTAACAGCAACTGATACAGAGGGAACAAGTGTTTCTCTTGCAGCTTATCAAAATGTTTCAGCTCCTATTGCAGATGGTGCAGCAATCGTTGTGTTTGGTGACGCAAACGGTGTTTATCGCCAAAACTTCTCATGGCACAAAAACGCAATCGGTCTCGCAATGGTAGATTTATACCTTCCAGAGTCAGCAGCAACTGCAATTCGTGTTTTTGACAAAGAAAGCGGTTTAAGTTTATCATTAACGAAAGATTATGATATTACTAACCACCAAGAAGTTACACGTTTAGATGCTCTTTGGGGTGTTAAGGTGTTAAACCCAGAGTTATTATTTAGAATGATGACTCAAAAAATCAACTAAGTTGATAGTATCTCCTTCGGGGGATATTCTTCAATTTAATTAAGAAGGAAAAGAAAAATGAAATTAGTAAGACAAGATGGAACAGATACCTTTTTATTAGAAAATGATAGAGGTGAAAAAATACAGATAAGTAAGGGCGATAACATAGCGGTGCAAGTCGTAACTAATATTGTAGCAACGGCACTTTCTCTTACTATTCGGGGCTCAATTAATGGAAATAACTTTGATGATATCGAATCATACTCCTTTGACGCTAACGATTTATCTACAAAAAGTGCAACATACATTCTTCATGGATATGCTCTAAATTATTTAGCTGTAGATTTAACGACATTGACTGATATTATATCAAGTCAAGTAAATGTATATGCAAGGATCTCGTAATGGGTGGTGTATTTCAAAAGGGTGGAAATAGTGAGTCGTTTCAATACTCACTTAATGAAGCTTTAACAGGTAAGACATGGATAGACGGCAAGCCAATATATAGAAAAACTTTTGGAGTGCCAGACGGCTCAATTTTAAATTCGCAGCAAATAATAGAAATAGGCGCAATAGTAGGCAATTATTTCAAGATACTAGATGGAGGAGCACAAAAAACAGCAGCATTAGGAAGTGATAATGTCTCCTTGCCTCATGTGGATATATTAGCAGGATATAGCATCCAAGTTACTAGCAGTGTAACAAGAGATACTATAATAGTTAACAATGGAGTCAATTCTGCACATGTTGGTGGTTGGATAACACTCGAGTATACTAAATCATAAAAAGGAAAAACAAATGAAACAATGGTTATATAAAAAAGGTGAAGAGCCTAGAATCTTTAAAGGCGAAGATGCTATCGAAGAAGCTTTGGAGAATGGTTGGAAAGATACACCAGTGCTAGAAGCACCAAAAGAAGGTGGAACTAGTGGTGCCGTTAGCCCAGAGACACCAGAAATGATTGACGGAGAATTTTCTATTTTTAAGAAAACTGGACTTATTGAAATTGTTGGATTTTTCGCAAATGGCGATTTTTTCGTTCAGAATCAAGGTGATGATTCAGACAGATGGAGAATCCCAAAAGATACTTTTGATGCAACATACGCAGAAAAAACAGAAGATGACAAGGGATACACAACTCCTATAACTTCGCTAAATGACGAAGATTTTAATTCTCTTTTAGACAACATTAAAGAAGAATGTGTAGTAAGAGGTATTGAAATAGCAGAAGTCATCCCTCATGATATAGATGGTGACGGGGAAGGTGACGTTGATTTAAACACTCTTGATCGTGATGGGCTTTACGAAATGGCACTCAAAGCAGAGTTAAGCGTTCCTCACAATATCGGTAAAGAAAAACTTATCGAAAAATTGCAAGAGTCGAAAGGAGAATAATTATGGAAAATCAACATAAAAAAATCAAAGGCTATAGAGACTTAAGCCAAGAAGAAATTGACCTAATGAACGAAGCAAAAGAGCTATCTAGCAAGGTTGGCGAATTAGTGGATAAAATATTTGCCGAAGAGTCAACTGATAAAAGATGGGTTAGCGTAGGCAAAACAGACCTACAAAAAGGGTTTATGTCTCTAATTAGAGGCATTGCACAACCAACAACATTTTAAGCTTTTAGGGTACTCTTCGGAGTATCTTATAAATCTTATCATTCCAAACTAAAGGGAAACAATGCTTATCTCTAAAACAATCACAGCAGCTTTAATCGAAATAGGGGTAATTAACCCAATCGATGAAGCAACTCCACAAGACCATAGTTACGGACTAGATACTTTAAACCGTATTATCGACTCATACAATACACAAAACCTTTTAGTGACGTACATGGAAGATATAGCACTCCTAGCACCATATACACTTAATGAATGTGATGTTACAGAAGAAGAATTAACAACACGCTTGTGGAACAACACCGTAACGATAGGAAATTGTCAGGAAATTAATATGACTGCACCTATAGATATTCAAGGTTTATTTTGGAGACGTGACGGAACAGATTATAAATCAAACATGATGACTTTTAATCAATGGGGAGACATTACAACTAAAGGGAATACAACTATTCCAAGAAGACACTATATTCAAAGAATGGATAACAATAACATAAAGATTTATTTTGATTATATCCCAGAGGATGGATTAGAGCTTCACTTATTGGCAAAAAGACCATATACGGGAGTGAATAGCGTTGGAAATGAGTACATACCTACTGATGATATTAATTGGAACTTCGGCTTTGAAAAAATGCTTATGAAGCGTTTAGCAGTTGAACTTGCACCATCATATGAAATAGTACCTTCTCAGATATTAGTTGCAGCAGCACAAGAAGCAGAAGCAAACGTAAAAAGACACAATAGCCAGCCAATGACACTCGACCCCGATGTGTCTCTTACAAGGGCAGTCGGCAGAAGACGCAACAGAAGCAATGTAAGGGGATAGGATGCCAAATCTTCAAAAAATACCCTTCGCTATCTCAACGGGTGGCTCATATTCTGACAAAAATAATAACTCAGAGCTTTTAAATCTTTATGTTCACACGGAAGAGCAAGGGAGTAAGAGTAATCATATACTACTAAATACATCGGGCTTAGAACTTTTGGGAGAGGTAGACTATACGATTTATGGAGTTTATGAATTTCTTGGAAAAGTTTATATAGCAACAGAACAAGCATTGTATATATATCATAGTGATACGCAAACTTTTGACAATTTAGGAGCAGTAAGTTTTGATAGAAAAGTAAGTTTTGCAGATAATGGAATAGATTTAATGATGGTCGGAAATACTGGATATTCTTACACTCCTGGCACAGAAGTAATAAAAAATATGAACACAGAGGAAGGATGGTATCCAGCTGCAACAGTAACTTACATGGATGGATACTTTATCTTCAACAGAACAGGAACAGGGCAGTTTTTTATATCAAAGCTTTATAGCACCGAAATAGACCCTATTGATTGGGCGAGTGCGGAATCAGCCCCAGATGATACAGTCGGAGTAATGGTAGCTAGTCGTCAGCTTTGGCTAGTAGGAGAGAAAACAACAGAAGTATGGTATGACAGCGGTGATTCAGATTTTCCTTTCACTAGAATATCGGGGGCGGTTTCAGATATTGGATGCTCAAATCACGAAACAATAGCAAAAATAAAAAATAGTATCCTATTTGTTGGAACAGATAATAAAGTCTATTTTACAAATGGATACACGCCAACAGTCATTAGTACATCAGCGGTTGAAAAGCAAATTGGAGAAGCAGATAGAACTACACAAACCTCTTTCACATATACAGAAAATGGTCATTGGTTTTATGTGCTAACTGTTGGGAATAAAACTTTTGTGTATGACCCAGACACGGCACAATGGCACACTAGAGCAAGCGGAAACTTAGGGAAGTGGACTATTGGCGGAGCAATAAATATTAACTCTAACGGAAATATTATAGGGTATAGTGGCAAAGACTTTCACAAAATTTCAATAGATAATTTAACAGAAAACGGCGATAGAATCCGAAGAGAAGCAATCACTCTTCCAATAAATAATACAGTTAACAGAATAAGAATCCATGAAGTACAGCTTGATATGGAAGTCGGGTTTGATGATGAAGCAAAAGTAATCCTACAGTTATCAAAAGATTCTGGTGCAACATGGTCAAATAATATCGAGTCAACAACGGGCAAAATTGGAGAGAGATTCGCAAGGGTTAGATGGTTGAGATTGGGGCAAACAAGAGATGCAATATTTCGCATAGTAATTACTGACCCAATAAAAATTAGAATCCTCGGATTATGGGTAAGGATATCGTAATGCCTTTCCCTCAGCTAGACTCTTTAAAAAAAGGGAAAATCTCCCCACCTCCTATCCATGAAGAAATAATAAAAAATGGAAAACCTTCGCAAGCCTTAATTAGATATCTTCTTGACCTTAGAAGAAGCACCTTTAATGCTTACGATGAGGTTAATAGCTTAATTGAATTCGTTAATAATATTCAAGCTGGTGCAGGTCTTGATGATGACGGAAATTATACACATAGAGAGGGAAGCAGCTACTTAGATCTCTCTGAAACACTATATCAAGATAGCACGATATTAGATGCTATTATTAAAGCGGTTACAGTTGGGGCAGGGTTAGCAAAAGATGGAGAATACACACAATCTACAATCTCTAATTATATAAATAGCGCAATATCATTAAATAACGCAGATTTAATATTAGATTCTGCAATATGGGATTATACAAGAGAAGCAGTAAGCACCGTGACCGCAGATGCTTCACTATTAGCACACTCGCAAACGGTACTATGCAACGCAACGGGTGGAGCAATAAATATTACAATGCCTAATCCTAGTGACTGTTTTGAAAACAATAGGTCGTTACGCTTTGCCATTCATAAAATAGATACTTCTTCTAATGCTGTTAATATTTTACCAAATGGAACTGAAACAATGGTGGGCGAAGCTAGTCAATCTCTATTGCTAGATGGAGAAATTTATAACTTTATTACTGATGGCAGTAATTGGTACCTAGGAGCATAAAATGAGTATATTGAGAAAAATAATGGATTTCCTGAATCCTTGGCAGGAGAAATAGGTGAAAAATTAGCTCTGTTACATCAGACTGAATATGATAAAGAAGGATTATTGGATAATAATCTTAATTTAACTGATGAGCTTCCTCCGATTTTGCAGTGGTA